TCTTAACTCTAAATTTGTACATGATATAGAATTAACTGAATTAAAAACTGAATGCCCGTTTTAAAACTATAAAAAAAGATTGAAATGATAGAACTACAATGTATAGACTGCAACTGTAATGACTGTATTTACATGGTTAGAGATTTAGCCAAACGAAAGGAATGGGATAATACAGAATTACATAAAGACCAAAAGAATGCAAGCCACAGAATAAGCTATGGGTTTTGTTCTTTCTTTAAAAAAGAGGTAACTTTCATTCCAAACACCTGCCAATTAGATACACAAAAATGTTTTAAACATAGAAGATTATGAATAATTTAACATTTAAAATAGCAGCATTATATACTATTCTTGTTATGGTGCTAATATATCAAATAGAAAATTATAAATCTCAAATAGAAAACCTAAACAAACAGATCGAGTTATTAGAATGCTACAAAGAGAATTATCTTATAATGGCTGATTCAATACAAAATATACATAAAACTTGCTTTAGGATTGGTCAGAAGTAGGCTCAGGTAATGATTCATAATAAGCCTTCATTGTGTGATTAACCAGTATGAGAGTTATTGTTTATTAATTTATATACCCTTGTTTTTACTAAGCTTGTTATAGTTATATAATATATTTTTATACCCCATTCTCTTGCTTCGTTACCTACCAATTCCCTTATCTCTTCATCTCGTAATCTTCTTATTTCTTCCCATGTTTTTGAATTTACGATCTGTTTTATTTTACCTTGGGTTATGTCATTTATAGCATCTATACTATCTTCTACTTCTAATATATACTTTTTTGCGTTAACTATTTTATACTTTACTATTGATTCAATAGTAATTTGTTCCCCATCTAATGTAGTTAATGATTGGTTTTTTATAGCCATTGTTGTGACAGTATTATGACAATGAACTGGAGCATCAACAAAAGGAATCTTCCAATAAAAACCAGCTTCTATGTTTTTATGATGTTTGCCAAACCTTAAAACAACACCATGCTCATATTCATTAAGAACATAAAACGGTATTATATTACTCCAAAATGATTTTAAAAAATCAAATAAATGAGCTACTAACTCCATATATCAAAATGCTTATACATATAACCATTGCTATCTATTAGCCAAACTGTACAAATATATCTTCTTAATTTTATCATTTTAACCCTTGTTTAGCTTTTAAATTCGACGTATATCTATTATCGTTAACCTTGTGATACATTCCACATCCATGACATTGATAGTGAGCAAACCTTGAACCCTCTTTTGAGATTGAATATTTACGTATTCTTAAGTCATCAGAACCACAAGCACCACATACGGTTATATCTGTTTGTACCCTTGTTTTAATTTTCGTGTAAGGTTTAAGTTTTTGGTGTACCTCTTCTAATAATAAAACGTCCTGCTTGCAATATTTTACCATTTCATTTAATGCCCTTTTTGAGTTCTTATACCAAGCGTCAAACCAAAGTTCCTCAGTTGTCTTTATTTTCTTTCCTACGCCTGTATAACGTCCAATAGCATCCAATCTATTAGAAGGGAATAAAAACCCTTTACGTGCTTCTTTTAACGTGTCTAATGAGCTATAATCAGGCATCATGCCTACATTATGGAATAAGCATCTTGTTCTTATCCACTTTATATCAAATTTATCTGAGTTATGCCCTACTATTTCATCTGCTGAATCAAGAACCTTTACAAAGTCCTGAAGCATCTTTTTATCGTTTTGTTTTGAATCCCATGTTAAATGATAGACTTTATCTTTGCCTTCCCATTTATAACAGATACAAATTATCTTTGCCTGTTCAATTACGTTTTTGTGGTTTAGGTTTGTTTGGTAAGATGGCCTCCAAAACCACCCCAAACAAGGGGAAGTTTCAATGTCAAAGTAAAGTCTGTTTATCATTTGTTTGTTTGTTTTTATCTACATAATATTATCAGCATAGCACACGCCACACCTAACATGAACCAATAGAACCACCGTTCGGGATTATTTGGAGTTAAGGTCTGCATGTTTATTTAGCTGTATTTGTTTGTTGTGAGAGCCAATTGAACTTCCAAAGTAATAGCCTAAAACAAGCATTATAACGCTTATAACAATAGTTCTTTCTTCTGAGGTGTGTGCGGTCTTATAAATATATCCGCCACCTATAATAACTATTAAAGCTAAAACAGGGGTAATTATTTTATTAATGTATGGGACTTTATCAGAACTAGCAATTTGAATCTCTCTTTGTCTAGCAGATTCATTTTCTTTAGCCTGAATATCCATTTGTTTTGTGGCTTCCTGCTCCATTAACTGAATGTGCTTGTTTGTTTCTTCAATCAATTTAATTTTGATCGCTTCTTTTTCTTCTTTTGAAATAGTGAACTCATCCACTACATTAGATACTGTTTCTACTAGCTTACTAGCACCACCTGAAAAGATGTTTTTTATTACGTTTCCTATTGGCATGTTACAATTGAAAATGAGGTAAATCTTTAAATGTCTTCCAATCCCCACCCCATGTTAAAGAGATTTTAAATTTATCCTTTGCTACTTGTTTAATATGTTTTGCTGTTTCTGTTAGCTTTACTTTATCCCAACTAGCCTTACCATCAATTAATAAGAAAATATCAAAAGCAGTACCTTTTTGGTGTTCTGAAATAGTATTATAACCATCACATTTACTCACCTTTTTTAAAAAGAGGGCGTTCTGCATCTCAGCAGTTCTTAACCCACCATCAGCAGGAATGTGAAACTCATAAGGACTATCTTTAGCTGCTTCAATTAATAAATCAATTAAGCATTGTTTCACTCCTTTTAAACGGTCTAAATCTCTTTGGCTAAGCATTTACAAGTCTTTTTTCGTATTCTTCAAAAATTTGATAAACTATACTTCCCTTTGTAAAATCATCTTTAGTGAATGTTCTAGGTTCTATTATCTCTAAATTACCAGTAACTAAAGATTCTTCAGTACAAAAGTTTTTATACATATTTTCTGTTAAGTATTTTAAATACTCAGTAGACATTTGTTGTATTCTATTCATCTTCTTTTTTAGGTACATTAGGTTGACTAGGTAATACTGCTACACTACTTGGTACATCATTAATATGTAAGGCAGCTTCTATCTTATCAAGCCTAAAGTTAATTATTACTTTATCTGCATTGTTTACTACTTTGTTTTCTCTTATCTCACTAACTATATTATAGTACCCTACTAAGAAAGTACCCATAAACCCTGCTAGTTTTACAAAGTCTTCAAACGAGAATTTAAGATTCGCTAGGTTCATTCTTTTGAGCTTGTAGTTTCTCGTTAATCAAATTAATTACTACTTGATAATTGTGTTGGCTCTTCTTAATTGATTGGTCAATGTCAAATGCAATAACCTTTAATTCTTCAATTGTCTTATCCTTTAATTCCATGTGTTTTTAGGTTTATGTTTATCTTCTTTTTTATATCTTATGTCAATTACTACTCTCGTGCTTATCAAGCCTAATGCGCATCCCCAACCGTTATGAATAATGTCTTCTTTACTGAATACGCCTTTCTTCATTTTTCTGTCCCAAATATACTCTTTTCCTAAACCAATTCCAAACATAGAAACAGAACCTAACCATGTTGATAAAGTCGGTTTATCTATGTAATGATTAATAGAAGTGCCTATTAATGTTGAACCTATCCAACTTGCATAGACGTGTTTAACTGAACCATCCTGATCGTTTATTTGCGCTTTCATCCCGAATGCTAACAAAAGTATTATTATTGTTGTTTTCATACGGCTAAATTAATATTTATTTTAATACGCAAATGTTAAAAGTTAAGCGTTTGCTATTGTGGTAACCGTTCCACTTGAACCTCTATATTTTAAAGCTCCAGCCTCAACATATAATATACCTCCGCCAGTTGGGTTGTTACTTGGTACACCTACTGAGTTAGCTATAAACATATGACCACCGCAATCAATAGCGTATAAGTTGGTAGCTGTTGCATTAGTGCCTTGTAAAGGTGCATCACTTCTAAAATTAGAAACATGAGTAAACGTTGATGCTCCAACAGCCCCAACCGTATTGGCAGAAAACCAATTAAAATACTGCAAACTTACAGTCCCTGTTGCCCATTGTTTAGTTGAACCAGTTACTCTAAAGTTAGGTATGTTAGTTGTGGCTGTTTGATTAGTGTTAGTAGGTACAGTGAATGTAAAATTTGTATTTGCTCCGCTTCCTATTGTACTACAAGTAAAAACAGTTGATGTCGTATTAAATATTGCGTTATTGTAAGAATTATCTCCTGTTCTTATATATACGGCAGAATTACCGTTTAATAGTGTATTTGTTCCGTCAGCTTGTATTTTATAATTAGAAGTTGTAGGAGCAGCACTACCCATGTGTAAATATGAAGTTGTATTTAATATGTGTAAATTTCCGTTCTGTAATATCCTAACAGCATTTATTGTGGATGATGTTGTGTTTGGAGTTACAGAAAATGTTATTTGCGTCCCGTTAGCGGTTGGTGACCAATTTTCTGATGCCTCACAATATATTGCAGCTCTAGTCCCTGTAAAAGCAGAGCCAGTATGTCCCCTCCATGATAAATACCCAATATCATCATTACTTAATAATGCCGTTGGAGTAGCTAACGTACCCCTTGCTTTTTCAAAAAACATTTGAGGAGATCCGCTTGTTGCTCCAGCGTGATATCTAAAAGATATAGCTTCTGTACCCGTTTGGCTATCTGAAAGAATGTCTAAGAAATAAACAGGGCTTGTTTTATTAATACCTAAGTTTGTTATAGTTGGACTAGTTCCCAACACAGCCGTTGTTCCCGTTCCTGTTACAGCATACTCCCCAACAACCCCATTATTATTATAAAGGATTCTTGTGTTAGTTCCGCCTGTTATTGTAGTAGTTCCTACTGTTAAGCCTGAAGATGAAACACCACCATACCAAGTTAAACCTGATAAAGCTGTTGAATTATCACCTATAACATATTTACCATCACTACTTCTGTAAACTATTTCTCCATCCTGTAATACTAAAGAAGCATTGGCTGTTACCCAAGCAGCATCTTTTGGGGCAAATCTTATTTCTGCATTAACTGTAGCCATTATACTATATCTTGAATAATTGTTGTTGTTGGGTTTGAACTTAAATCTTGTAATAAAGTAGTTAACTGTGTTACTGTGTATGTTCCTGTTTGCATTGTTGCTAAAATATTACCATCTTGATCTACAATAGTAACATAGTCAGTACTCAAAGGGGCAGGACTTCCAGTATAAGGAACTGAACACAAATCCCATTCAAAAGGCTGGTTAAAGTTTACCGTAAATGTCCATCCTGCACAATTATCATTAAATGATTCTATAAAAGGATCAGGAGTAATGGTTTCATCAATAGTGAAATAATCAGTGAACTCTTCGTATTTAAAGTAACTTAATAAGTCATTTACTAACTGTTTAGTATTACTTAAAACCTCTAAAGTGTTTGACTTATCTACTCGCTCCCTATCACATACCGTAAAAGAAATAGAAAAGGTTTCCTTTGTCCCACTTATAGGGCTAGGTTGAATCATCCCAAAAAGTAAAGGGTATTGAATATCATGTTTTGCATTAGCTTCCCATGGGTCACCAAATATCCATGACTTCAAAATCTTATGGTTACTTTTGAATGTTTCTATCTCCGTTATTAGTCGGTTTAGTGTTAGCATTTAATTTAATTAAATAGTCTTTAAGTTTCTTTTCGTTTTTTATTCTTACTTTGTTTTTCATTAATCTCTTGGGTCACCCCAGTTTGGATAAGGTTTAACATCGTTTAAATCTTCTAAGTACAAAGGGCAATCAAAAGCATCATTAGCTGGTGGAATCAATGTTTGATTATTAGAGCTAAAATAAGTTGGAAAATAACTAGCACCTTTTAAATTTAGGTACTTTATCATTCTATCACTTATTTCTTCAGCCGTGTTCTTGTGAATGTCTACTAAATATTTTGTTTCTCCTAAATCAGTATTATTGCTATTATCAGCGTTATTCAACATCACACCCTTATTAGCATATCTCGCTCTTATAAAAGGTGTAGCTCTTGCTAAAAAATACCAAGTTAAAGCTGGTATAACATACGTATCTAAAACATATTTATTTAACCCTGTAAATGATGTTGGAGCAGTAGACTGTGTAATTAACTCATCATAATAATCAGAGCCTAATAACGGCATTAAATCGTTAATTTGAGCTAACTCTAAAAATGGAAGTAGTGACTGCCACTCAACATTTGAAGGTATTAAAGACTTCTTATTTAAGTAGTCCTGTGATATTAGTAAATGTGCCATTATTTCTTACGTCTAATTCTTGTTTCTGCTACCCATACGTGTCTACACCAAGGGGTTGTTTGTGTTCCGTTATTATAAAAACCACCTCTAAAATCCCACGCATTATCGCCCATTTCATTTTCTTGGTCGGTTATCCACTCGAATGTTACTCGCTTTCCATTATTAGCATTTGCTTTAGAATACATGGTACGACAAAAATCTCTAGTAGTCGGAATTATTGTGTTACCCTCTACATCTGGTGCTTTGTCGTAATAGTAAACGGTATATACTTCTGTTTCTACTTGTTCTGTTTCTGTATTAAAAGCCTTTTTAGTCCCTGTAAAAGAGTTTGTTTCTGTATCTATATCAATTAGTTCTTTCTTAGATAACCATTTGATTGTTTCTTCAACTTCTTTTATATCCGCCTTAAATAACTTCGCTAATTCTTTAGGCTTTATAAATGGGTTTCCTTTTATCTGGTTTAGTACTCCTGTTCTTAACTCGTTTGAAGTACCAGAGTAAGCCATTTTAATATTGTCCTTACACATTGGAGTAGATTCCAAAAGGATTGAATCTTCTTCTAAATCAACAATGTATTTGTCAATCATATTAAAGAATTTATCCTGTTGTTTAGCTTGTTTAATAGGGATGCCATCTTCTTCTGCAACACCTAAAAAGTCAGTAGCTTCAGAATCAGTTAAACCATAACCCTTTAAAAGAATCATTGCTTGTTCCTTTGTAGTTCTTCCATTGTTGTAATCCTGAACCACTTTTAATAGGTTTGTTGTTTGTCTTCTGCTTAATGATTTTAAATTCTCATTAGCTTGCCCTTGCTCAACTTGTAATGGTTGACCATTCTCACCTACTTGTGGAGCGTTTAAAGGTTCAAATCCTAACTCTTTTCTTACCTCATCCTGTGTTAAGAACTTACTCACATTAGGGTCTAATAAGTCATAGCCCAATCCCTTAACTTGCTCAAATTCAAACTCTGCTTTTTCACCAGTAGCATCAAAATAAAGCATCTCAATATCCTTTAAATATCTCGCCTGCTCTGTTCTTACATATCCATTTAAAAACTGTTCGTGCGCTTCTCTAAATTCATTTCTACCACCTAATTGTCCCTCTGTTTTGATACCTGCTAAAATAGGGTGAAATTGATGTACTGTGATTATATTTTGCTGGTTTCTCTTTGTTATTTCTTGAAACTGATTATAAACATCATTAGCCTGTAAGCTTGAAATTTCTGCACCTTTCCCATCCTTGTCAGCAAATGCCAAAACAAATTTACCAGCGTTTCCACTTCCTGTATGTGACTGTTTTAATCTTTCCGCTAAGTTCTTTTTCTCTTCTGGTTTTACTTGACCATCGAAAATAGTTATCATCGAAGTAGCTGAAAAACCATTTTTAATATATGAGTTACACCAGTTACTTATTTCAATATCTGTTTCAATGTCCATCATACCCCCCTCATATTCAGGTAATGGATAAGCTCCCTTCAATCTTGATGTGCTTGGTTGGTAGTCTTTTCTTATTAATATTGAATCACCTATGTTTCCTTTAGTATAAAAAGGATAAGGTGTTATCTTTGGATTTCTTTCACTCCAATCATCCGAATATAACAAGAACTCAAAATCTTCTGATAGTCTTAATTTACCATAATCTACATGAAAGAATTGAATGGGTGTACCTATTGCATTTGTCTTTATTAAAATGGCATAAGCCCCAAAAACAGGCTTATCGGTAAATTCTTTTTTAGTTACTTCATACCAACTCTCAAAAGGATTAGCCTTCATTAGCCATTGGTCAGCCTTTGGATTGTTTTTAGCTCTTAAACTTAAACCAGCTAAATAATTAGCCTTTGTGTTTACAATAGCTTGATGTATTGGGCTGTTTTGATATAAGTAAATTAAATGGTCTGGAAAGTCATTTTTATCCCCATACTTAATTAATTTCTTATTTCTATCAACCGAAAATTTAGGTATCTGGTTTGATTCCAGTTGTACCATGTAAACATTCTCGGTTATTTTAGTACTTATGACATTTCTATCCTTCATAATATGTATTCTCTAAATCGGGTGAATAAGTAGTGTTTGTATAAGTTGAACTATCTTTCACCTGTAATATATCTTCTTCAACTACATCTAATCCCGTTGGGTCTAAGTTGGTTGAGCTTGACTGTTCGTAAACTTTATAAGTATAAGTCCCTATTGGTAAATCAACCTCACCATTTAAGGCTACTGGATTAGTTTTATCTTCAATATCAAACTCATTATATCTTAGTAACTCAGTACTTAACTCTGTTGGTATGCAATAGTATTTTACCTTTGTTTGGTCATTCTCAAACTCAAATAAATAGTAAACAGGGTCTAATGTGGTCTTTTCATAAAGAGTAGGGCAAATGTTATTTACTGCATTTTTATTGAAAAGAATCATAATATATAATACTAAAAAGTGTATATTTGTAAAAAAACTATGAAAGTAATTAGAATACAAAAATCAAACCTAGTATTCTCTGTCTACCCAGTTAAGAATGGAGAATCAACATCTGTAGTTATTCAAATTGATAAAAAGAAAACTAGAGATAAAATCGTACTATCAAAAGAAGATTGGTTTAAAATAGCTGACCAAGTTACAGAAAACTGTTTTAGTGATAATGTATAAAAAAGAAAGGTAGCCTTACGGGGCTACCAATCCAAACAAACAACAGAACAAAATTATGATGCAGGGGAAAGTAAAGCTGTAATAATACTTGAGTTACATTCGTATGCAAAGTTATCTTCAGTACTTTGTAAAGTAATATCTGCAAATCCATTGAAGTCAGCCATAGCCGTACCTGTTGAATCACCAGCAGAAACCATTTGTAAGAAGTTAGATTTACTTAATGCTGTACCTAAACCGTAAGCTCTGTAAGTTCCATTTCTATCTTCTACGATAGCCACAGTCCAGTTACTAGCTACTAATTTTAATTCAGCAGCCATTGAAGTAGTGAACTTCTTAATAGTAAACATTACCTTATGAGCCCAAGTCATGTTATCTGTTTTTGGGTCACCAGTGAAAGGACTTTCAGCCATACCCATTTCAGCATCTAACTTATATTCTCTAAACTGTTTACCAGTTGGTAGGGTTATTGCAGTTATAATGTTTGCTGTTAAAGTATAAGCAGTGATATTAGCAGCTTCCGTAATTAGAACCCTTTTAATACCTCCTGCTCCACCTTTACAACCGTTAAAGTCGTACCCCTTTGTTAATGCACAAGTCATTTAATTAATATTTTTAAATTTATAAAAAAGAGAGAGGGACTAGCCCTCTACTCATTACCCAATGTAAAGTACGTTGAAAGATTGTTGACCAACATAAGGAGCGATAGTCGCAACGTTCTTTAAGAACATTTTATCTTGGTTGTTTGCAATCTTATCAATTTGCATATAGTTAACATCTGAAGTTAAATCAGTACACCAGAATAAGTGTTGTTTTGGTGCTAAGATCATAACATCACCAGCTAAAGGCACAAACTTAATTTCAATATCATTGAAAGTATATTTACCATTACTTACACCGAAAGGCTTTAAGTAGTTAGTTGGATTTGAATTATAGATGTTAATTAATTGCTTGTAAGCGTGAGGTACATAAATATATACTGTCTTTTTAGTATCAGCTAATAAAGCAGGACTAGCAGCAGCATAAACTTTGTTGATCTCTGTGTAGATGTTAGAACTTGTTACAGTTGTACCAGCTACTTTATAACGACCACCTACAGCAGCAGAGAAAGATGAGTTCCATGAGTTGTAAATCATGTTTGTAACTACACCATTAAATAAGCCAGCAGTACGAGCCGCTACCCATGCTTGCTCAGCAGCACCAGCAGAAGATTGACCAGTACCCGGAGTTAAAGCTGCGATAGCTGTTTTAGTAGCTGAAGTAACACCATTCCAATATTGATACTCAACATCGTAAGAAATGTTCTTAGCGTATAAACCACCAATTACTACTTGTTCAAACTCAGAGCTTAAAGTGTTCCAAGCACCTGACTTCATATCACGTTTGAAACGTGAAGGGCGTAAAGTGTTAGGGTCAAATTCATCATAGAACATATATTTGTAAGGAGTGATAGATACATCGAATAAGTCGATAGAACCTGAAGCACTAGGGTTACCTGAAGTGTAAGCCTGCATTGCAGAAGCTACTGAACCCTCAGTAAAGATAATTTCATTTTTTACATCTGATTCAAAAGTCACTAAGTCATTTGCAATAGTGCCATTTTCAAATAAGATTTCTTCGTTAATATCAGCAGCAGCTTTGCCACGTAAATCAACAATGTTATAAGATATTGCCATTTTATTTTATTTTTATTAAGTTAATTATTAAGCGATTGTTACGTTTCTAGTAGCTACGATATACCATTTACCTTGGTAAGCTTCGATAGTAATGTTATCACCAATAGCTCCACCAAATGTTGCTACGTCTAAAGAAGCTCCACCAGCACCAAAACCAGCACTATGAGTGATAGTATTAGCTTGTGCAGTTGTGGCTACAAATGTTAAACGTAAACCATCATGAGTAGTAGCAGTTGGAGCAGCTAAAGTAGTAACAGCTACACCAGCTTTTGTAAAGTAGAAAGTAGTATTTACTGAAGGAATTGAGATAGCCCCATCTGCACTGATTACCGAAACTGGATTAGTTGTACTAACTGAAGCATCAATTAACGTTTGAATTTGAGCAGGAGTTTGAGAAACTACAAAACCTTTAACTGTTACACCTTCTGGAGTTACTTGTGGGTTACCAAACATCAAAGAAGCACCTGATGTATGAGTTTCAATACTTGAAATATTTTGGTCATATACTCTGATTGATTCTGAATCAACTGCAAAGTAAGAACCGTTAATGTCGTAAAGACCGACTTTTGTTACTGTGATTAATCTTGCCATTTTTATTATTTATTTAATGAGTGTTTATAACGTTGGTAAGGTGTCATGTCTTCCAACTTGATTTCTTGGTGTGCTGATTGTTGCACATTAACAGGAGTTTCTAAAATCTTTTTTAGAGCAGCAGCCAAATCTATATTCTGTTTGGTAACTGATTCTAAGCGAGTTTTTAACTCTGCGATTTCACTTTTCTGAGAATCCATTTGTGCTTTCATGTCAGCATCAACTCCAGGAGCAGTAGCAGGAGCAGGAGCAGCAGGTGTTTCAGCTTTTTTAACGGCTGTAATTAAACCACCAACTACCGTTAATACTGTACCATCTTCAAGCGTGTATTCGCCATCTTCAGCAACTACAGCAGCCTCTTCAGTTACAACCATTAAGGGCGCACCTTCTACGAACTCAGTTTCAGTTGCAACCACTTTACCATCCAATGTTTTAGCCTCTACTGACATTTTAATATCATTTACCTCTGGCTTAACACCTTCTGATAATTTAGTGTGCAAGTCTTTTATCTCATCTACCAATTCCTTTGGTAAACAAGATTCTAGCTTTAACGCTATTTTATCTTTTAATTCTTTTACGTTCATAATCAATAATACTTATATGTTAATTATTGTATAAAATTTTTAGTTATTTCTAATATAGTGTCCACATCTTCCTGACTTAACTCAGTCTTTTTAGGAACTGTTTTAAACATTCCATCTATTGAAACCCCTTTTATTTTGCCTGCTTTTATGTCTGCCCACACCTCATCATTCTCAACTTTAGCAGAACCAAACATAGTACCATCTGGCAATTCATCATAATTACCTACTGACTTAGCCCTTCTTGAATCTTTTAAAAAGAACTCAAAGAATGTAGCACCTTTTATTAACTCTTCTGAATGGTTAACATCCACATTACTATTTATGTTCTTTTTAGAGAATTGGATTAATATTTGTTTAATAACCTCTTTTGGGAATACTAAATCAAACTCTTCACCTTTAATGTTTCTGTAAATCTTTTGGTCTGGGATTAAAATAGGTGTAAAAATTATCCTTTCCTCTTCATCTTGAATCTCTAACTTAATTTCTGTTTGTTCACTCATTTTAATAGCCTCAAATCCAATTGCAGGAGTTTCTACAAATGAAATTATCTTTAACCCCATGTCCATATCTTCAGGGTCAAATACAGCTACTTTTATTGGTCTTTCCATAGTTTATAATACTTAATTAGTTTAAAATGTTTAAAACTCACTCATGCGCTCTATTTTAGATATTCGCCTTTGTGAATCTGTTATATCCGTTTCTACTACAATTGCTTTAACTACCATGCTCTTATTACTTCCATCTTCATTAAAAGATGTAGCTTGTATAGGAGCAGAGTTAGCAGCATTATTAATTGTTGGTACTGTGTTAGTCCCTGAGCCGCTTGTAGGAATGTTTGGAGCAGAAATAGAACCACCTCCTGCACTACCAGCATCGAATTTAGTTGCTAATATCTTTGCTACATTGGCAGCAGCTAAAGCAGCATTAATACCAGCCAAAACAGATGCGTAAGGACCAAGTGTAGCAGTTTGCGCCAAAGCTCCATTAACTGATCTAATACCATCTTGAATAGCCCTAGCAACACTAAAGGCTTTGTCTACTTCAAACATTCTTTTTTTAATCTGAAGTTCTTTTTCAGCATTACCTTTAGCCCCATTTAATTGGAATGCAAAGAACGCCTCTGTTAATCCTTTAGCGGCATTTAATCCAGCCTCTGATATTTGTTGTTTAGATGCTTCCCATTGCTGATGTAAAAGCAATTTATCTGCATAGGCTTGTTGTTCTCTTGTTAAGTCTGCTAAACTGTCTGCATCTTTTAACGCTTTTTGTTGTGCTATAAATTGGTCAAACTCTTGTTGTTCTAAATCCCTTTGAGCTTTTTTCTGTAAAGCAGCTTCATCTGCTATTAACTTATCGTTTTCTTTTTGGGTGTCTGCTATTTGGTCAAGTGCTGCATAGTAGTCTTTTTCATCCTGTGCTGCTTGTGCCTTTCTTTTTTCTTGTGCTGCTTTGTTTATTTCAGCCGATTGTTTAGCTTTATCCTGTTCAGCCTTATTGCTAATTACTATCTCTTCTGTTTTGGCATTTCTTATTGATTCTAAACTAGCCGTTAAGAGTTTTTTCTTTTGTTCATCTAATTCACCTCCTGCTCTTACAAAGGCTTCAATCTGTTTTACTACTGCTAAGTTAGTGTCGATAATAGCTTGCTGTTTGGCTTTCTCTAATTCAACTGTACTTTTACCAGCACTTTGAGCTACTTTTATTTGCCTATCATAAGCGGCTGTTGTAGCATCTAAAGCCTCTTTATTCTTTTCTGCATTGGTATCAATAGCCTCGGACATATCATTTAGCTCCTTATCTATTAATCCTATCCAATCACCAAATACTTCTAACTTTTCAAGAACCCAATCTATGCCCTCGCCTATCTTTGTAAAGACAGTTCCTATTACCCCGCCACTCTCTTTTAACTCGTCAAAGTTTTGAATCAATGCAGTAATCCCCTGCACAAATAACATTATACCAGTTGCAGCTAAAGCAGCTTTTACACCGCCTAAACCTATCTTTACTTTCTCAAAATCTAAGTTAGTAATACCTTCACGAAGTAAACTTAATGAACTTGAAGCTCTCTCTATTCCACTACCTTTTAAAGTAGAGAATGAATCTGTTAAATCCCCTATTTTCCCCTCAGCATCATTAATGGCTTTACTTAACCTGTCCCAGTCTTTTGTACCCCTTGCTACGTTTTGTTGTTCAGCAACTAAAGCCTTAAGGGAGCTTTTCATTTCTCCCAAAGTTTTAGCCGAGTTAGCTGCTTCAATCTTTATCTCTAATGCTATTTCTTTTTTTGCCATTTTATTTCTTTGTACAGGTTGCTATTATATCAGTTAGTACCTCTTTAAAGTTTGCCATTGCATACTGTTGATATTCTTGGTTTCTAGTTAAAATATCCTGCCTTAAATTATATCCCCAAGTGCAATGAAAATCACAATCATAACCTTTGTCCATGTATTTTTTATCTGCGTGTGGACTATTAATTGCTCTCCATTCTTTATCTAAATAATAGAATCCAAACTCACTAAATGGTTCTTTATGTGTAGGGTCGCCGTAATATCTTTGACTAGCCCAGTGAGGAAATATTAAAGTCATCTTTGCGCCTTTCTTAAGTACTCTGAATGCTTCGTTAAAAAAGTGTGTTCTTTCCCATGCTTCATTAAGATTAGTTAAATGCTCTAAAAAGTGAGATGCGTGTATCTCATCAACACTCTCATCTTCAAATAACCATTTATCACGCCCTGCATGAAATACTTTTATTTTGTCATTAAACGGGATAATATCACATCCGATATATCCTTCTTTTGGGTTCGGTCCGCAGCCGATGTCTAGTTTTACTGTTTCCATATTTGTTTGTTTTACCATGTTATATCATTTACGTGGTCGTAATGACCAATCTTTACACTGCAATCAATAGCGCATCTGTGACCGTATTTTCTTGCATCACCCCAGAAATATAGGTCTTGTGTTCCTACACCTTCGCCTTCATGTCCTTTTAGTGTTTTAAAAAATGGTTTTCTTAATCTATCATCTTTAAACATTGACATTCTCCAAAGATTAAAACCCATTCCAGTTCCACAGCATTCTACTAAACCGCCGTTTGGGTCTGGTGCTTGTGGTCTAAAATTTAAAGCATCATTAGGGTCTCCCCAAATTTGAGGTACTCCACCCTCTCCTTTTGTCCAATAAAGACCACCTATACAATCAAACTCAGGGTGTTGCTCCATTCTTTCCAAAAGTTTTACAAGTGCATCGGGTTGAGGGATATTATCATGTTCAATAGTCAATATGTATTCCCATTGTGATAGTTCAGGGTGTTGTAATATTTGTTCTATTGATTCACTAAATGCTTCGCCTACTTCCATACCTATTGCAGCCATTTTATAACTCGCTTGGTTTGGTGGGAATATTAAAGCGCAATGGCTTAAATAAACTTTTGTAGGTATCATTTTACCTGCTGGGATTAACATTATAACCCTTTGTTTTTTCCACGAACCACTTTCTTTGATTCGCTTTGCAGAAGATTCTAAATCTTCATTGTGTTTGCCTGATTCTAGTCCTATTATCATATTTGTTTGTTTATCTATCTATAAAAGTCATCATTGGCATAACGGTTACAGTCATACCCATAGCAGTTACATTAACTGCATCTGGTAAAACAGAACCACCATAACCAGCCGAGCCTGTTGAAGTTGCAACACCCCAAGGAATTTTATAAAGAGTGTTTGCCGTTCCTGTATAAGCTGCTGTACTTGAACCTAAACCACCTGCGTTAACTGGGGCTGCCATAACGTTACCAGCTAAGGCAAATGCCATACCTCCGTTAGCACTTGATGAGCTTTGTCTTTGATGAATACCTAACCAATATAAACCCTCGCTTAATGTCATTGTATTACCAAATCCAAAAGTCATAATTCTATTACCAGCCGTTCCAAATAAAGATTGAGCCGCATTTGTTGCTGTTGCTGTTATGGTTGTATATGTATATCCTCCACCTGTGCCATAAGAAACTGGGCATGATAAGGTGTGAGATACTGAACTACCTGTGATAGCTACTGAATAAGAACTTGAACTAATACGGCTTAAAGTTCCTGCATTGTTTGAGAATATACCAAATTGATGTGTTACAGTTTGCTGAAATGAAACAGAAGACGATAATAGTGAAGCAGTCATTAACTGTTCAAGTCTATCCATTGCTACTGGTTGAACAACTGATACAGGGAAGAACCAAGCTGAAGCAGAACTAGTACCTTGCGCCCCTAATGTTTGCGCTCCTGTTGATGCAGGATAATAAGGTATGTAAGTACTTATTGTATTTGCTCCACCACCAGCGTTAACACTTGCTGTAATTGTAGAGCCATTCAATCCCCAACTTACACCGCCACCATTTGCAAAACTAAAATCGCTTACTGATGTAAATGCTCCACCTGCACTAATTACTACGTTACCACCAGCAGGGGCTACAGATACAGAAACACCATTTGAATTTACTGTTATACTTGCATTTGTTGCTCCTGTTTGAGTTCCTGCATAATCTGTTTTAACGCTTGCCTTTAAAATATCCGTACCTGCTATGTGGTCGGTTGAAAATGTAACACCATTACCTTCTGAAAAATAAAGTGTTTCAAATTGAGCCGAACCATTGGAAGCTGAAAAAGCAACTGGCTGTGTAGATTGTTGAGTTATCCCGTTATGGCTTGCTGTGATTGTATTCCCATTAATCCCAAATGTAATGCCATTAGAGTTAGAGAATCTCACTGAGCCAGTACTTATAGTTGCTGCACCATCTACAATAGCTCTTATTCTTGCATCAGTAATGTTTACAGCATTAACTGTAATGTTAGAGGTATTAGATACTTGTTGGAATAAACTAGATTGAGATGTATTAACAAAGTTACTACCTGCATTTGAAGCCATAGCAGTTGTTAACCCATTATGAGATGCGGTAACTACACTGTTGTTACTCATTCCAAACGTAATCCCGTTTGAATTACTGAATACAACTGTTTGATTTGTGCCAGCTATTTGTGTCCCTGCTGAGATTCTATTTATCCCATCACCTGCTGCTGTTACTGAAACACTAGCTGTTACTGTTGAACCATTTAAACCAAATGAAACACCATTAGAATTGCTAAAAACAATATTAGATAAATTGTTTGAAGTAGTCCCTGCACTTGCATTGATTCCAGTAATACCAGCTAAAGGAAGTCCGCCAGTTGCAGTTCCATCACCGTAGAATATTTGGTTATTATCAACATCGTAAACCAACTCTTTTTGGTCTAATACTAATGTCGAAAGTTGTGAGGAACTTATGCCTCCTAATATAAATTTACCCATGTTTAAACTCTATCGCCTATGTTAAATTGTCCTAAATCATTTCTATTTCCTAAATCTATTACCTCTCCACTACCTGAACCGCCTCCACCTGAGAAGCCTGCTATTTGTGTTGTATTTGAGTAACTTGAATCTATTACCATATCACTCAATCCTATACCTGTGAAGTTTTCAACGTCTGGTTGAACAACTACTCTGTTACAATTTAATAATATAATATTCCTAGCCATTTGCTATATAATTTCCTGTACCACCTACAATCATTGAATTTTCCCCGTAATTTGTGTTATCATCCCCCTTAGTAATATTATCTAAGAAAACTCTTTCATACGAGTTATTACCCCCTCCTACTCCACCACTCATATCAATATCAGTCGGAGTGAACTCATCGTAATTAGTTAACTTCAATAACTCTACTTTTGTACTCTGTTCTTTTAAAGGGTTGTAATCAATTATCTTATTCACTAAATAATAAGCTCCCTCATTACTCTTATTCACATAATAAATAGGGTTTCTAAAATCAAAGTCCATTATGTCCTGTGCATCTAAATAAAAATGTGTAACTACTATCTTTGAGTTCTTATCTGTTATTTGATTGATGTATCTTGAATAATACTTATTATAAGCATTATTTGTAGTCCAAAACTGATTAGGATAAACATAAGGTAAGTTAGGTAAACCCCAGTTTAAATCTAAAGTTGGATTATAAGGATTGTCAGTATGCCCAGCATGAGGGTAATTGGTATATGTGTAATTTCCTGAATTTGTTGTAAAAGTCCATTGAGCATTAACCAAATTAATCTGTTTGTAATATAATAAACGAATGTTTGGTTTAATCTCGGTAACTACTCCATTTTGTTTCTGTTCTATTACTGCCGTTAATATATTACTATACGGGTTCTTTCCATAAGGTGTAGGACTGAATCCAGTTGATATAGTTTTATCACTATTTACAAAGTCATTAGTTACTATCTTATCATAAGAGCCGTAAACATTTTTATAAGTATCTTGATGCCATGAATTGAAATAGTCTTTATCTTCTTTATCAGTAAACTTATATACGGTTGTATCAAACTCACCTAATGGTATAATTTCTTCATCTATACTTGAATCATGCTTTAATGTCCAATTCTTTGAAGTTGTTAAATAGAAATTCTCTCTATCTTCTATTATTAGATTCTTTGGATTGTTTTTGTCAGGCATTACAAACAAATGAAACCTTCTACATATCCAACTAAAGAAGTCTGACTGCTTAACATTCTCTGGTATTGCATTATTAGCACTTACTGAAATACCATCGTAGGCTTGATTGCTTGAAAATTCAGTCGAATAGTTAGACCCATTAGCCACAGTAACATCCATTGTATAAGTTCCTGAGCCAGCAGACGAGATCATATTTAAACTAATAGCATGAATGTTTACGGTATAGTTTGTTGCTGCTAACAAGTTAACATTAGGTAGACTTACAGTACAGTAATTTACTGCACTTGAGCCTAAAGATATATTCGATAAGTTAACCGATGCACTTCCAATAGCTGCCGAGCCTTTTAATATGGTTACAATAAATTGACCACTTACACCTGCACATTGTGCGCTTACATCATTTACTCCTTTCTTTATAACTATTGTTAATCCTATATTAGTAGTCGTATTATAAGTATTTGATGTGGCTGGTGTTAAGTTTGGAGTAGTAAATATATTGCCTGTATCATACGTTTCACTTTGAAAGTTAACGTTTGTATATGAAGCATTATTATAAGTCAGCAAGCCAGTGTTATAAGTTAAAGAAACACCGTTATATACTTTCTCAGTACCATTTGCTACTGCTAACATTTTATTATTAGCTATTGTAGTTGAATCTAAAGATATTCCTTTTGTTGGGGTTACTATTAACCTTTTAAATAAATTTGAATCTAAGAATGTGCTTTCCCATGTATAACCCTGTGCTATAAACATTTTCAATAAAATGTCCCTAGCAAATAAACATAATCTAAAGTTCTTAGGGCTTAATGTAGTTAAAACATCTTTATTATCCCCCCAGTTAATCATTGGATAAGCTCTACTTGCATTGGTTGATGTCCAAGTACTACCTGAAGTATTTGCCCAACTACCAGCTATATTGCCATAATTCAAAGTGTGGTCAATCTCGCTAAAGTCTAGGTCGGTTAAATAAAGACCTCCTATTGAATTAAAGAAAGCAGAAGAACCAGATACGATAATACACTCATAAAACTTCTTTCCATTATCTGACCTACGTATCTTTATTAATCTTAATAACCCTACTATTTGAGGTATTTCATTCTTATAATAAATGGCTGTTACCTTTTTAGCAGGATTGAACTTAGATAGACTTATATTAACATTAAATATGTTTTGAAAGAATATATTTGTTTCCTGCGTAGCTGGTATTAAAACAGTCTTACTTCTTGACCCCTTTCCCTTTTCAGGGGTTCTTACATCTGCTACTTCATAAGTTAAAGAAATAGGAATGTCCTCCAATACAGGGCAGTTAGTTAGGCTTATTGTTGGTGAGCCTTGTTCGTTATATAATGCTAATCTAGTCCTAGCCATTTTGCCAAGTTTCTTTAAATGTATAACGAATGTCTACCTGAATAGAACGTAAATTTCTATCATTCATGTTAGGAATAGGAATAGCATTATTTGATACTATCACAGGAATTAAACCAATAGTTGAACCCATATCTAAATAAACACTAGGACTATTAACTATGTGTGAATAAAACTCAACTGTATTCTTTTGCAACCAATCAGAGTTTAACTTAAATGCCTTTTGTGAATTAGAATTAAACACCCTTTTGTTTGGGGTGTTAGTTGAATAAGCCCATGTGTTAGAACTTAATCTATAAGGTGTTTGATTATACGTTGACTTTTCACCCTCTAAACTTATCTCACTCTTTTTAGGGAAGTGTAATGTTTCATAGTTACCCTTTTTATCTAAAAAGTGTAAAGTGTATAAATCGTGCTTTGCCTCACATCCTATATAAAATCTTGACACGTTTTGTCTAGCTGTTGCTGGTGGCATAGTATAAGCATCTATCACATCGTAATAAGCTACTGAAGACGTTAATATCGGATATGTACCAGTTACTAGACCAGACGATATTTCGGTTAAACCCTTAGCCCCTACATCAATGCAGACAAATTTGTCCAAATAATTAGTACCAGCTTCGTAAGGATTATCTATATCCGAATAGTGTAATAACGTCCCACTTGAATCATAACAATTAATTCTTATGAACTCTAAGTCATTATCTTCACTTGATAAACAATATAAGAAATGGCTTTTATCTTCATATGTTACTTTGTTAGACGTGTAGAACCCTGTTAATGTGTTGTAAGTATCTGAAGTGATATACTTGTAATTGTTTGTTGAGTTCTTATAAACATAATCTGTTTGGTCGTAGTTTGGATATTCTAAATATTCAACACACCCATTCCATACAATAAAATCAATGTTTGACCCTACATAATAAGTAGGAGTAGTTCCGTAAGTTTCTCCTATGTTTACTCTTATTTTACGAATAGCATCGGTACACTTTTGAAACCCATAAACGTTATTAGGTACGTAGTTTTTTATGTATCTATTTACGAAATCAAAAGCATCAAATACTAATTCTCCTGTTACTGGGGCTTGTTCATATTCGAATGTTTCAGTAGCTGATGTGATTAAGTCAGTACATACAATAGTGTAAGTAAAGTTAGCTGATGCTATTTGTGTGCTTGTAGCCTCAAATATAAGTGGTGAGTACGCTGGTTGATATGCTGAGGGCTGCTGATTTACAGTTATTGCCATTACTTACTTGTTATTAATAGTGTTAAATCTGTTCCGTTTACATCTATATCTAATTCCTGAGCTACCTCATTCATTAATATATCTAACCTACCATCATCTACAACCTCGCTAAAAAAGTTGTTTCCTTCAAACCCTTTTTCTTTTACTTTCCTTCTTACCAAGTACTCGAACTGTTGAATAGCACTTTTATAGCTTACTGGCTTTAAATCTTCTACTCTTTTATTCTTTACTACTTTATTTCTGTAAGCCTCTCTCCAACTATTTATCTTCGCCCTTGGGTCTATTCCCTTTCTTCTTATCCAATCCTTAATCTTTGCTTCTTCTGCTACTGGACCATTGTCCCTTCCATAATTAACCCAATACCAATAATCATTCATTAGTACTTGAAGTATTACACCGCCACTTGTTAAGGTTACCTTTGGTGTTATACTTGCTGCTAATCTATTAGCTGACTTATTACTTGACCTGTCTTTGCTTTCTAAGTTGTTTCTTAAGTCTTCAACTAGCTTTAAACTAAAAGCATCTATTTTATCAAGAACGCCCATACTTTAATTCAAATAACTCTACTTCGCCTTTATGTTTTAAATACTGTATTCTTACTAAAAAATCAACCATGTTCCACTCTAATACATCATTAAAACTTGTGTTTGCGCTTCCATTTGCAACCTGATCTATAACGTAATACCATCCATAACTTTGTCTAAAACTTCCTGAGGGGCTTGCGCTTCCAACAGTTTGCTCATTAGATTCAACTTCGCTTGTATCAAAGATGATTTTAAATCTGCTTTCTGTTTCTTTGATAAGTTTGAATAAAAAAAAACAACCCCTAACACTCTTTTAACCTTTATGTTCTCAAAGTCTTTTGAGATGTCAGATACTTTATTCTTATCAAATCCTTTTAATGGGGTGTAGATTACTGAACAAACATCATTTAAATTCTCATCAGGGTTAAATGTCTTTAATGCTGTGTATCGATTAGTATTAAGTTTGTCAGCATCTAAACAGGCTTTATAAACCTTTCCTTTAACTATTAGATACTTTCTTTTGCGAATCTTACCTACACCACTAACTAAGTCATTATAATCGCTTAAAAGGAATCCTACACGGTCATTAAGATTACGTAGCTTCTTTAATGGCATGTTATCCAAGTCATCCTGAGTTAAATCAGTAATAGCTAAAATAATATTAGACCGTTCTTTTACGGCTTTAATGAACTTGTGATATTGTTTTATAGTTAGGTTACCTACACTTAAAGGAATCATGTATAATAATACTAAAAATTAGTATTTTGTTACATGAATGTCATTGGAACTGATTTATCTAACTCAAAATACATACGCATTAATAATGCATCCCTATAATCTGGTGACCTACCTATTAATGACTTAACCAAATCCTTTGGAACTATACCCATTTTGCCGTCACCATCTACGTCTTTTCGCTTTAATTGCTCTAACTCTTCTATTATATAAGCCTGTTCTTGTGGCTCACATTCCTGAATATATAGCTCATTTTTGTTGATTTTTTCAGCTAATATAAAGGCACATTGAGCTTGAAGATTAGTGTAATTTTCACCGTTTAATGGTTTACTGTTATTTACAAACCCCTTACATTTAAGCATATCAACCAAACCGCCTCCAACACCATCTTCGTCAGCTATAACCTTACTCAATGGCACGTTATTATCTACCCTTAACTTTTCAATGAATTGATACGATTCTGTAATTCTTTGTTTCTCAAATGTGTATAATTTAACCTTTAAACCATTCCACAAACCTATCACTATTTTATCTGACCCTAAACGAGCAACGTCACACGTAATGTACTTATCACCATTCAATGTTTCGAAGTTGTTTGAGAATATATCGATAATCTTATTATAGTCACATAAAGCCGATGGGTCATCGTCATACTCCCAATTACCAAATAATAACCTTTCTTTCTCGTTTCTTGATAGCGTTTGTTCTAAGTTATCCAAATAACCTGAATCCAACATTTTGTTGTCTGTTGGCAACGCCTGAATGAATTTCTTTCTTAGTGGTAACTTGCCTTCTTTATTTAGCTTATAATCCTTATAAAGATAGTTTTTAGCTGGGTTACACGTTTGCAGTAGTTTACCCTTGATATTATACCTATCGTTATACCAACGTCCTATACTAGCTGCTAGGTTGTTTTTAGCCTCTTCTTCTATTTGTCCAGCTTCTTCTATCCATCCCCTAGTCATTTGCATAGAACCAAACCTATAATATTGAGGGTCACTAGGTTGATAACTAGCTTCTAATAAGTAAACCCTTGAACCGTTATAAAGAGTAAACACATTATCCTGACCATTAAATTTATAGTAGTTTGGAGTTATACCCCATACATTAAAAACTTCATGTATAGAAGGTATTGTAAACTTTCTTAGATCGTTTAGGGCTTTACGTGCTATAAAATAATGCGTTTCAGGATATATGAAAGCGTCCCCGAAAATAAGATTAACACCTAAATAAGATTTGCCAGACCCTTTAGAACCCCCGTAAATAATCTCAAAGGTTTCTTTATCTATCCAGTACGCAGCAGCTTGTTTCTGCTTTTCGTTTTCATTTGTGTCAAATAGTAACTTCACTTTATTTCCATCCCAGTAATGTTAACCGTTCCTGAGTGTTCGTTCTTGTTCTCTGTTTTATCAGTCCATCCAAACTTATATTTAAGGTATTGCAATCCTTTACCTTCGTTTGCTGCTATATCTAATTGAAGTGATTTGAATAAGTTATCTATTTCATTTATAACCTTTTGTTTTTCAGTATTTTCCCACTTCATCCACCTATAATAAGTACTCATGTGGATATTCTTATTCTTTTTACAATTCTTTGGAAGCCAAATAGTTAAGAAATAGTCAATAGTTGGATTCTTTCTATCCTCTATTTTAACAATGTCACCTTTATTAGATAATTGTTCTTTACGTTTATTCTCACACTCTTCTATGTACTTATAGGCATACTCTTGTAAGTTTGATAGATATGTTCTATTCTTTGCCATTAGTTTAATATTAGTGCTATCTCTCCTAAATAGTTACTTATGAAGATTTCAGTTTGAAACCTTGTTTTGTTTTTTGTTTGGGGGTAAACCTTGCTCATGTTTTCTTAGTTCTATTCTTGCCCATCTTAACATATCAATTATACAATCGTTGCATGATCTTAGGTTATGGGTTGGGAACTCCTTTAAAAAAGGTTCAATAATTGGTTGAAGCATGTCATCGCTTAATTGAAGTTTCTCATGTCTTTCTATCCAAAAGGCAATTGTTTCTTCATTGTCTTTTACGTGTTGTAACCATTTTTCCATAATATATAATACTAAAAATCAGATAATTGCTTTCTTAAATAGGCTTTTGTTTCATTAAAATTTTCTGTTAAATACTTTCTATTTATTGTTGTGTTCTTACTTAGTTGGTAAATGTTCTCATCTTCTATTACCACTCTTTTAAAAACGTCATGACTAAACCAGTCCTTTTGATATAACTCATTCATCTTCTGTTCTATTAGTTCGGTTGGTATTGAATCAATAAATTTTGTGAACTCATCATCTTCATCTACTATTCTTTTGTCTACTAATTCAGATACATTACTCAACTCAAATAACGGGGATGTTTGTCCATCTATATGTTTTTTGTGATACCCCCTTTTACTAAAAAGGTTACGAAGTATTAACGCACCCAAGTAATTGAGCCTGTTACCGTTGGAGAACTTAAGTATAACATCTTCCTTACAATTGAAGAAACCGATGTAGAGTTCTTGGAATAAATCTTCATAAAGGTATCTTCCGTTATAATATGAGTAGCATATAGATTTGTAGTATCTTTCATATTCAACAATGTGCCTATCTATTAAGTCTTTAACCACATGCTAAAATTACTTTTTTATTAATTTACTGCTTATTTGTTTTATTATTTGTTATTAACAATTCTTCTCCTGCTAATGCAAAGAAAAGGTTTTGAAGTTGGTGGACGTACCAAATTCTTTCACAAATTAATGCTTTTAAAACATAATTAAACATTTTATACGACCCATTTAATGGTCTATATTCTAAGTGCATCCTTGCATCTCCATTGGGATATTTTTCATAAGAGTTTGTTTCTTTATTCCAAACCCAACCAAACTTAACTAACCATTCTTCTGTTAGGGTGATGGGTTCAAAATCTTCTTCATACTCAACACAATCCCCCATTCTATACCAGTTAGATTCGCTAAACTGAATGTGTTTTTTAAACGGCATACCTGACTCTTTGTGTTCGGTTTGTTCAACCCAATTCCCAATTCTTAACTCTGTAATTTTCATATCTATTTTTTTAAACGTTCTTTAAATATCTTTACTCTGTATTCAGGTACATCTAATACCATGCTTATTAACTTATCATCCTTTTCTATATTATCTTTTAGGTAGTCAGCTTTTTGTTTGGTTAGCTTCTTAAGAGAACTATAACGTAATACCCCTGTTTTTTTTATATAATATTGAACTTCATTATAGGATATTTTGTATTTATCCATTAACTCTTCTTTGCTGTAATTTTCAGCATCTCTAGCAAACTGCTGTTGCATTTCTTTGTTTAGCATTTGTGTGGTATTTCAGTGTTAATAATCAGATAGTTAAAAGCTTTATGGCGGTTATACATATGTTATAGGAAATTTTATTTTTCCCCTACGCACTTTCGAGTTCACTAATCCTTTCAGCCATCTTTTCAATTGTGGCATTTAGGCTATCAATTTCATCTTGCATTTTGTCCTTATCGCCTTCAAGTTCTTCAACCTCTGCAATTAGGTCATCAATGATGCCTTCAAAATCTCTTTTGGCGTTATCAACTCGCCTTGATAAATGTGTATTGTTCATTGTTAAATTTGTTTAAGCCAACCGCACAAAAAATAAAACTATCCTATAACAAGCGGTTGGCAATATGCCACAGGATAGTGCGTGTATCAATTTTGTCCGTTGAAGTGGCACATCGCCAACCGCCTCAACGTTATATGCCATTATAAATGACCACCTTCAACAAACTTGACCAAGTGGTCTGCACACCATTGAGCCTTATTTAGTGGGTCTAATGACAAATAATTCTTTAACCAAGCATCTTTGGTCATTCCGTGTTTCATTATGGCTTTCACTTGCTCAAATCGTTCATCTGTGTAAAGGTCAAGTTTTCCTTGTTCCTTCAATATCTTTTTCGTTTCTACTTTCATCTTGCGAATAAAAAAGGCACATAAGAAGGGTTTTGCGTAATAGCCCTATCAAGTGTCGTGGTTAATTTAAGTTACTACTAAGGGCTACTACGCAAAGCCCCAAAACGTTACTTATACATACTACAAAGTTCCCTTGTTTTATTTCTCATTGTTTTCATTAAATCACCGATTTCTTTATTCAAGTCCTCTGTGTTTACATGGTTTATTTTTAACCTGTGAGCGTATTGTTCTGCCTTTTTTAAAATGGTGGTTTCTAACTCTCTTATTTGAGTTTCTAATCCTTTTTCTTCTGCTTGGTATTTCATAATTGTTTGTTTTTTTGTAAAGGTATATATTATTTTAATAGGTAAATGATTTAATAAACTTTATTATCTCTTCTTTTAAAGACATAGGTATACGTATTGTCGTTGTTGGTTCACCATACTTTTTTTTTCTTCCTGAGCCTTTGCGCTTGCCTCCGTGTTTATTTAATCTAATTGGATACGGTGATTTGTGTGTTGGTTTATCTTGTTTCATTTTTCCTTATTAATTCTTTTGCATAATAATCACAATATTTCATCCATGTTTTTAAAGAATCTTTTAATTCTGAAATTTCATTTTGATATTCTTCTTGTGTAATAATTTGGTCTTTAAATATTTTAACAAAACCATAATACATTGTTATTAACCCTATTATAAATCCTATTATATAATCCATTTTATATTAATTTATATCTGTGTTTACTTCCCTTTCTACATGGCTTAAGTACAAAAACCTCTCTGCCATCAATAAATAAAACCGTATTAGATGGTATGTGAATCATATAGTTTGATTTTATTAACCATTTAAACCCAGCATCTAATAGAGCGTGTTCTATATTATACTTTGCAGTATCATAATCTCCTTTTATTTTCTTTGTCATATTATATTTATTTTATCAAATTTACACCAAACAGAATGTCCCCATATATTTAAGTTATCAATTAACCCAGTCATATCATTTAAATCATATTCAAAAAGTTCGTAGGTTACTCCGTTTGAATAACCTACTGCCTTTATTAGTGTTGCGCTCTCCATGAGTTCTTTTTAATTCCTTTAGTTGTTAATAAACAAGCGTACCAAGTATTATTTTCATTACTTAAAACATTAGCAATATTGTTTTCAATAGTTACTAATTTAGCAGTCATTTCAAATTCAGTGTTAAAGTTTTGAGCGATTGTGTTAGTTAAGTTTTTCATATTGTTTAGTTTTATAATGTAAAGATATATCCTTTATTTTGATTATGCAACTAATTTCAAGATTATTTTTCTAACTTACTTATTATCAATAACATAATTTCATATCGGTTCTTTATTCATTAATTGACATTCTTTAAAATAGTACTTTAATGCTAGTTTCCTTGTTTCTGTTTCATAAGTTGGATTCATCTTAGGCTTTGTACACCAATCTAATAACTCTTGGAAGGTTTTAGGGTCTTTTCTGTTTGTTCCCTTTTGTACTAAACTTTCCCTGTAATTATCAAATGCTTCCTTTTTAATTTGGTTTCTTAACTCTACGTTTCCAATTAGTGTTTTAACCCCCTTTAATTGACATATAACGTTATAAAATGAAGCGGCTGTATATGGAAGCCTTCCAGTTTCTTTGAAGTCTTTAAAAGCGTTTAAAATAGGTTCTTTCATCGATTCGTTTAAGTTTAAAGGTTTAACATCTGGGTCATGTCTAGGCATTTCCATTAAGTTTACCCACTCCCTCTTAGCTTCTATTAGTTCCTTAGATTCGATATAAGACTTCCACCACTTCCAACAGGTTGTAACATTGATTCCAAAGTATTCACCGTACTCCCCTAATGCACCCTTTTTAAAAGCAAGGGATATTTCACCGTGCCTAGCGTGTGGGTACTTTACTTTGATCTGTTCATAAAACTGCTCACAAATGAACTTATCTACGTTTTTGTCCAGGTTTATCTTTCCTGTTAAGGCACTTGCTTCTGTAATTGATTGAAGGATTGCGAATAGATTTGTAGCAATATCTTTGCTTTTTAAGTCAGGTGTTCTTAATGCTTCTATGTAAGGTCTGTAATGAGCAGAAACCTTTTCAATCAAGTCTGTTTGTTTTGTTATTTCCATTTGTCCATTCGTTTAATAATTCTTGAGCTTGTATTGTTTTATCTATTGCCTTTTGTTGAAAGTCGGGTTTTACTGGATTCCAGTTCTTATGGTTCTTTTCAAAAGTAGAAAACCTACGGATAACATCAAAATATTTCTCTCCTTGAAATCTCATTTTTTTACCTTTTAAGTCTGTTTCAGTCCAATAAGATATAAACTCCATTACTAACATCTCATCCTTTCCTAATAGCTTAAAATATACCATTTCTTCAAATTCTTGTTTTGTCATAATACATTCCAAAATAAAACGTTATTATTTTTTTTATTTAAAACACATAACTCAAATGCTTTTAAGTCATAGTTTGGCATTGAAGTGAAACCAGCATCAAATTTACTCAGCTTATCAAAAGACTTAGGATATTTTAAAACCGTTAATCTTTCGTGTTTGGCTGTATATTCTGCACCAACTTGAACACCGTATATTTTAGCGGTTTCAGTAGCCAATAAAATACTATCAACTAAAGTTCCGCTTCCAATAGCGCACCAAATTTCATCAGGCTCTTTGCCTAATTGGTTTATAATTTGTCGCATTCTGTTTCCTATCAGTATTTTATTTTCCATTGTGTTTGCACCAAATACCAACTTTTTAGCTCCAGTGAGTAAGCAGTAATCTTTAGCGTGTTTTTCAACCACCGTTAAATATCCATAAGGCACTTCAACAACCTTTGCACCGTATTCAATACATTTTAGCGTGTTTGGGTGCATCTCTTTTCGTTTGGCACAAAATATAGTAGCTTTTTTATTTACGCTTTGGCAATAAGCAGATAAGGCTATTTGAAAGCCACCGTAAACAGGAGAAGCATAAACATACTCCAAATCATCGCTAATTATTGAAGGCATTAAAATTGACTTTGTGCCACCTGTGAGTAAATCATCTCTTAATACGTTTACTCCTTTGTGTTGCTCTATTGTTATCATATTACGGCTTTTTAAATATTAATACGTTTTCGTGAACCTTTGTTAATTTGCCACCTGCTTCAAATATTTTCCCTGCTCTTAACATTGCAGTTCCTAAAGGTTGCAACAAAATAGCCTCATTGTATAAACCTGCACCAGCATTTATAAAAGCCTGTTTTGTGTGGCTTATAAAATCCCTGTAAAAACCTTTTTTATCTCTTATATCCCCAACCACAAAACAAGCATAACCACCGCTTTTTAATTTAGCTACTGCCTTTTTAATTATTTCGGCATACACTTTTATAAATTCGTTGTATTCCATTGTGCTTAAATCTTCTTTTATTTCGCTATAAACTTCTAAATCAGCATAAGGTGGGCAACTAAAAACCAAATCATACATAGGCATTAATTCAGTTAATACAACATTGCTATCAACAACATAATATTGTGGTTGTTTATCTACTGGCAACAGTTTTAAAGCCTGTTCTCTGTTGCTATCTATTTGCTCCTGCCTTATGTCTATTCCTGTATAATTATAACCTAAATAATTGGCTACAATTCCACGAACAGAACCACCGCTAAAGGGGTCTAAAATATTTCCGTTTTCGGGGCAATACCAGTTGTAAATTAACTCGCATAATGCAGGGTCGAATACGCTTGTCCCTATCATTGGTTTCCTACCGTATTGGTCAAGACCGTTCTCATCTAATTTACTTCCAAATTGTGATGGCATACACTCTGCTTCTCTACCTAAATGGCTTTCAATGCCGAGTTGTTTCCATTGGCGTTTTCTTGTTTGCCATCCACCTCCCTTTGTGTCTAAAACACTAAAAGGTGGCTCTAAAAATTTGTCCCTTAATAGAACATCTTTTACAATTTCGTTTCCAAATAAATCTACTTCTTTTTTTTTCATTTTTGTTTGTTTTTGTTTGTTTATTACTTTGCACACCACCTATAATCACGTGGTTAAATTATTCCGTATTTCTTTTTTAATCTAAATTTATTCTTCTTTTTTATTGCTTTCTTTTTGGCTTTTAGTTTAACCTTTTGCTCAAGCGTTAACTTTACTTTTACTGCTCTTTTCTTGTTATGTAATCCGTGTTCTTTTAAATGGCACTTATTACACAAAACCATTAAATCACTCGGTTCTTCTTTAAATATGTTTTTATAATGTAAGTGATGAACTTGTAAGTTTTTACCATATCCACACTTTTCACATTTAGGTCTTAAAGTTAAAATATCTAATCTTAGCTGTAACCATTCCTTACTTTGTAAGTATTGCTTATATTTATTATCTATCATATTCTAAAAAGAAAAAGTAAAAAAGTAAACAAGTAACAAGAAGAAAATAAAAAACAAAAAAGAAAAAAGTCCCCCAAAAAACAAACCGTTTCGCCTACAAAAGAGGCATTTACACGATCCAAACTATTTAGTAGTAAGTTGCTCCATTGATTACCTTTCTTTGGCTTAAAAGGGAAATAAAACACTTTAGCCATAACTAAAAAAAAGAACCCCCAATATACATAGCCCCCGCGAAAAGGCATTTGTATAAAGAGGGTATAAATTAAAGTTTTTCATTTCGCGGGTATTATGGTTGTAAAGTTAATACTTATTTGCTTGCTTTTGAAACTTTCTTTTTATTTTTATTAACAGGTTTATTAACAAGTTCATAAATTGCATAGTTCCCATTTTTGCTTATTACTGTGTGAGTAGCTATTTTATAGCCTCTATCTTTTAAACGGTAAATGATGCTGGCTAATCTCATTGTCCCTACTCCTGTTACTTGTTTTGTTACTTTATAAGCATTTGTACAGCTTACTAATTGATCTGTTTGTAGCATATCTAATACTACTTCAATTTGTGTTTTCTTTGTTTTCATGTTGTTTGATTTTTGTTTTATAATAGTTTATTTTATCTAAAATTTCAGGAATTGTTAATTTATTTGATTGTTGACTTTTAAAATGTAACTCTTCAAATCTTTCCCAACCTATTTTTTTTGGTAGCCTATAAGCGTAATTAGTGATGTTTCCATGAAGTTCAGTATTACACCTAATACAACTAAGATGGACATTATCTTCATCAAACCTAAGCGAAGGATGCGCACCAACTGAAAAGAAGTGAGATGCATGACCATTATCAACTTTACACCCACAACTTATACACGGTAACCCCTTATCCCTAATTCTTATCCACTTATTAAAAACGACCTGTAAAACGTTTAAATAATCCTTATGCGTTTTTAAATCTTTCTTCATTTGGTTAACCCTCTTTTTTACCTCTTTTGTGCTATTAAAAGCACGTGAACAAGGAATTGAGCAACAAACTTGCAAACTTGAATAAGTAGGCGTAAACGGCTTTAAACAGTATTTACAGGTCTTTTTTTTAGCCATTCTTATTAGCACTAAGGGTACTCACAATAGATTCCTTTAATAACTTACAAGCTGTTAACACGTCTTTTATAAGATCGTATTCAGGGGCTTCTGTATCTGCAAACCTTTCTTTTGCTGCATGGCTTCCTTTATGTAGGTTATAAGCGTTCATCCAGGATTCCCTTGCTTCTCTTTTATGGTCGGTTAAATCAACGTAACAACACGTAATATCTCTTAATAGTTCGCTTTGTGTGTGAGTGTCACCTAATTTAAGAGTCCTGTATTTATCATTGGTATCTCTTATTTTTTGGAGTATTGATTCTAGGTCTTTCATAATGTGTCTTTTAAAAATTTATTTAAGTAAGTAGCATTATAATTTAATCCTGCATGAACCCTGTTTACTTGTTTTTTATACAAAAACTCAATTAGATTCTCAGCTTCTGAATACGTTAAAAGGCTTAATCTTTTATACCAATATTCCTTGTTTTCTTCTGAAATAGTAGAAGTCTTTAATAACTCTTCTAACATATCCAGTTGCTGATAGTCTGCTTTAGGGTTAAACTCAATATCTGGGTTAAATTCCATCACTTAATAATGTTTCCCTTACTTCCTTACTTAGTTTGTATTTAGCCTCAATACCTGTGATGTTTCCACCTTTCTTTAAAAAGTCTACTGCTTGTTTGTATAAATCAGTTCCCTTGTTTAGCCAAGGTCTATTGTCTGGTTTTGCTTCACTTGCAGCATTCCCATCATCATCTTCTAATTCTAAACTTAAAAGACTTGCTAACGTATAACGTCTATAATAAGTAATTGCAGAACCGATCTGTTGAGGGGTTAAATTTAACGGCAAATCAATACATGAATCAAACAACACAACGTTCTTATCATCTACTAAAATACTCCAAACTTTACCATCTTTAATTGGCTGTAAAAGAACTAATCCAATATCTGATAGTATGGGTTTAACCTCGCTTAATATTTGGCTTAATGTAGCGTAATTACTTTTAAAGTGTGGGTTCTTTCCATCTTTCTTGATAGCGTTAACCCTTTTCTGAAACTCAATTAATTTATTTTCCATGCTTCTAAAGTGTTATAGTATTTACCATTAGATTCACGACCTCGCAAATTAAAGGAAACAGTAACGGTCTGCCCTTCTGTAAAGTTGTTTAGTAATCCACATTTGTCTTGAGTAGTTTGAAACATAATATCTTGAGGATATTTATCTTCTGTTGTTATTACAAACTCTCTTTTTTTGAATTTATCCGATACTGCCTGAGTATCAAATATTGCTTTAATTGTTCCTTTTGTTTCCATTGTTTTTTTTGTAAATATACTAACTATTAATTAAACTTAAAAGATTTTTTATTTTATCCCCATTATAATGATGGGGACTTTCTAAAGTGATAGTGATTCTTCCTGCAAATTCTTGAGTGTTTCCTTCTATCTTATTTAGTGTGTATGCTATGATTCTCTTTCCGTTTTCGGTTATGTCATAGTCCAATATCGCTTTTGTTTTTAAATTGCTCATAAGTCTAAAATTTTATTAATTGTTTCTAAATCTGTTTCAACACCATCAAATGATACTTTAGTGAATCTTTGGCTACTCATAAAAATTGACAAATCTTTAATATCGCATTTTGGTATTTCTCTACATCCTATTTCATAATAGTCAGCATTTTTCTTCACCTCATAACCACCTACTTTAATGGGTTCGTCTTTTATTATTTCAGCCCATTTGCCGTTTGAAAATACAAGATAATTATCAATAAATAATGCATTTTTATATTCGTGCCACTTTTTAAGATATTCAAATTTATTATCAAATAATATATTTATATCACCTGAAACTGGCTTTATTTTAACCCCATCTTTAAACCCTCTCTTTTTAGCTTCTTTAATTAATGCTGCTTCTACTTCTTTATCTGTGGCTGGAGTCAAGAAGTTATCATAATTCCACCATTGCTCAAATGACCATTTACTAAAATGAAACCCATAACCTTTGAATGTTTTTTCACCATTAGCATTAAATTCTGTAATAAAAAGCAATGAATCTCCATCTGAATTATACCATTTACCAACTTCAAAAGTAGGGGTTTCTAACTCTTTTTTTAATTGTTGTAATTCTGCTTCTAAAGCATCTATACGTTCTTTTGTTGTTTTCATTTTGTTTTTACTCCTAGTTTATTTAATTGTTTTACTATTTCTCTGTTTCTATTCATTGCATTAGTATACTGATTTAAGTCCTCAATATATTCTGCATAGTAATCATAAGCGTTTATTAAGTTTATTGCTTCATTACTTAATTGAGGATTCATATCTATTATCTCTTTTACTGTTTTCATTAGTTGAATTTTTTAATTGATTCTTTAATTTCATCGTGATAAATTACTTGTGCTTCCAATAAAGCTGAGCGTAATCCTATTCTAACATCTATGTTAGTTTCATTTGCGATTAGCTCCTTTAGTTTTTCAATTAGCTTTTCCATCTTACTTATGTTTATCGTTTAACCATTCTTTAAATTCGGGGTACATCTCATCCCACATTTTTTTACCGATGTAAGCTACACCTAATACTAGAACTGCTAGTATTGATAGGTGGATAATTAGGTTTGTTGTCATGTTTGTTTTTGTTTTATGATGTAAAATTACACATTAATTCCTTACATATTTGTTAAAACATAGGTTCTTTAACAAAAATTAACAGAAAAAAGATTTTTTAAATAGTTATGGTTTACAAAATGTATTATATTTTTGTATCATGATTAAAGCAATAAAGAAGATAAAGAAGTCAGATGGTACAATACATGGACTTTTTAAAACAAATGGGGGTGAGGTATATTCCTACTCTTTTGAAAAAGGGAAACTAACAACCGATTGTAAAGATAAAGAAGTTATTAAAGCATTAAAAGAAAGATTGAAGCTAACGTTTTCGGGCGGTTTATCAGTAGGAACTTAAATTTAAAAACGAAATGAAAAAAACAATTTTAGTATTAGCAATTTATTTGATTGGGTGTGTTTGCGGTTATCAATACTCAAAATTTAATTTAATGAATAATAACTATCACAGAGAGTGGACAAAAGGAGATAGGGCATTCTCAATTTTACTTAGTAGTGGCTCTTGGCTGACTGTTGGCGCAATGGGAATTGTTCACGGTCTTAAAAGCATAAGGAACGATGAGAAGGCAGAATGGTAGCCTTGCAGGTAACGGTGGCAATATGAAAAGTTGGCTTTGCAGTCACTTTCAATTTACCACAGCAGTTTGATAGCCAATTTTTTTATATTGCGTGTTATCGGCTGCCTTTTATTAGATTATCAATTAAATACAAAAATATAATGAAAAGACCAGAAGCATTTTTTAAGATGAAAGCTGAAAAAGAGAACGTAACTCTTACACAGTTGCCAAACTTGCACCCAAGTTCAAAACATAATCCAGACCCAAAATGTAAACAGTGTGAAGGTACTGGATGGATAATTTATCCGCTTGGACACTTTAAAGAACTTAGAAGTACATATCAGTACGATGGACACGACACTACATTTTGTGCTTGTACTTTTTTCACCGATGATGTGAAAGAGTTGGTGACTTCAATGATTAGCAAAACTGTTTCAAAGTTGCAGTCTTAAGGTTGCCGATAACGGTAAACGGCTTTGCGTTAGTGCCGTAATTGAAAAACTAATGCTCAATAAACCACAAAAGTTGATATGAAAAACAAAAGTTCAAAACAAGCACCAAAGAAGGCATTACGCAAAACCGATGTTAGTGGCAGGTTGTCTTCTTACCAAAAGATGAAACAAAAGTACGAAGCAAGCATACGCCAACTTACTGACGATATAATTACTTTGGTTGAAGAAAAAGACTTTATGAAAACTACAACCGTAAAAATGCAATGGCGTATGCGGTTAGATATTGAGAAAGCTGTTTGGATGGGCGATGCAACTTGCCACTAACGTTTCGCAGGTTGCTTTATTGGCGACCTTAACCGATAAACTTAATTAGAATTACAAACTTTAAATAAACGAAAATATGTCAAAGAAGAACGAAACTAAGCCATTGAAGCAACCTGCTGTTATAAGCAGTGCCGATTTTAAAATTGGTGATACTGTTTTATACGAAGGATATACTTGTATGGTTAAAAATAAAAATAGGCAAAAGTGTTTAGCAATACCTATGCCGATGCGATGGAGTTACTTTATTCCAAATTGGGATGATGTAAAACGTCCGTAGGCATTGCTTATAACGGTTTGCAGGTAGGCGATAGTGCCGCTTACCACAAATGTAAATATCAAAGCACTCAGGCTCATAGCGGCATTTTGCCTACCTGCTGTTAGGTGTCTGTAAAAAATAAATTTAGCGTGGGCTTAACTCTAATAATTAAACAAAATGTGTACAGTATCAATGATTGGCGACCACTTTAATGACAAATGGAAACAGCCACCTTATCAGCAAATTTTCACTAACATTCCTGATGTGAGCAGAGCAGAATTTGAAGCACTCAAAAAGGAAGTAGAGGAAATGAAAGCATTGCTTAAACGAGCAAAAGAGTATGACGAAAAGAACAACGAGCCTAATTGCGAAATTGAGGAGAAAATGGCAATGCTTAGAAAATTTGCTGATGCTGTTGGAATTGATTTGGATGATGTTATTAAAAAGAAGGATGCTTGATAGTACGGGTGCGGTGGGAAATTTATTTTTTATTGCACCTAACGGACGGGTATTTGCGCTCGTTTTAATGGCGCAAATACTGTGTTAGCGGTTAGTTGCACAGCAGAGGATTAGAAACAATTTAAAAATAAAAATATATGTTAATATACAAATGTGATGGACACCGTTTTGAAGATGGTAAAAAATGCGAACAAACCTATGAGGTTAATAATATTAAAGAACATCCATTTAGGTGGATTACGATTAACGGTAGTATAAAAAATGATAGTACTGATAGTCATATTATTGAAAGTAATGGGATGCACCATTATTGCTCAAGAACTTGTTTAGAATACGCATTTTTTAAAAACCAAAATGCAAGGGATATTTCAAAGCAATTCAATTTATTAAAAAACGCCCAAGAAACTATGAGATGGATGTTTGATAATATGAAGGTAGAAAATCCCGACTTGCAAAGTGATGGTTTTAATATACCCGCAAATACATTAACCGAATTAGAGGACTATTTACAAATTCATAAGGAACTCTAACTGTGCGGTGGGGTGCAATTACCGCTAACTACCTACTAACAGGAACCTAAATTATGAAAACAATAACAGTATCAAATACTTATGAAGT